TTTCATATCGTCGTCGATTGAATACATAAGTAATGAATTCGCTCAGATTGTTCATTCCTGGAGGTGAAGGTAGGTAATACTTCCAACCAGCAATGACTAATCGCCATGCGCTTAGAAATTGCGGATACGTCTGAGGATGATCCTTATCTCTTTTATGCTGTGTGACTTTTGCCGGATATCCATCCGGCTTTTTTTTCATCTGCCAGTCTGGAATCACCTTCATCGAAACAAATTCAACGATATCGAAGAGATCGAAAGAAAGTTCAACAGGTGAAATCTCGATGTTGACTGAAGCATCAGAAATCGCCTCTAGCGTCGAGGACGCGCTCTCGCTCCATTCAGTGAACCAACGAGCAAACTTTTCTTCATTTTCGCTCAGGGTCTTACTGGAAGGTTTATGACGGGAAAGTGTGAAGACACCATATCCCTGAATCGACAATACCAGTTCAACAACCGAACCACGCTGAAAGGTTTTCACAGTGGTTTTTGCCATGACGATTTCGGAATGGTTTTCTTCAAGAAGTTGGAAGAAATCTGACTTGTTCATGACCTGCCTTGTAAACATTTTTGTTTCGTTAGGGGCATCTTAACGAGAAAGGCAGATCGTGTAAACATTTTTGATGACAGGCGAGTGTGGGATTCGCTCAGAATGATAATTATGAAATGCTGATTGCTGAATAATGTTTTTCGTCGCGCTAGCGGCTGTTTCACCTCATTGATTTTTGAGTTATCCGGTCGAAAGTTTGACTCACACGGCTTCATTGCCCGTACCGATGAAGCCGTTTTTTTTGCTTAATGCCCTGCTTTATTGTTCACTGTAATCAGCAATCTTCCTTCTTAGAAATGATAATGACCGTCGGGTCAGGGATGTTTTCCGATGAATTGAAGAGGAATTCGGTCCAGATTTTCTGAAAATCAAACCACGTTCCGATCTCTTTGACCTTCATCTTAGGATGACTTTCTGTGGCGGTAAAAACACCTGCATTTTTTGTTTTGAAGGCCTCTAATAACCTGCCTTCCCAGAAATTTGCACTGCATAACGTCATCTGGCCTGGGACGATGGCGATATTATATTGATTCAAAAAGTAATCGAAGAATTTGGTGGCAATAAAATGAAAGGCATCACGATGTTGTGGAATGAGGCTGGTCCAGACCAGGCATTGCGTGATGTTCTTATTGAGGGAGGGAATTTTCTTAGACGTGAGGTGAGATATCAGCGGAGAATCATAGAGCCGTATATAGAACAGAGTACGTGGGTTATCCCCGTCAGAAAGTATTCGGTACTCATTACAGTAAACAGCTTTGACCAGTTTGAAGGGTTTGGGGATAGTAAAGCCAGGAATCGAACACTCCTGGCCAACATAGTTTATAAAAGCCTGGGTCGCCTGTTGATTCAGAATTTCATCATTTAACTGTGTGGTTATTAGTGAGTTTTGCATGTGAAATTTCCATGTTGTGTGAACTTTTCACAGCATTTTATTGAGGTGCCAGGACAATAACTCCCAATCCATGCGAATTTTTTAGCTTCTTAAGTGTCTAAGATTTCCTTTATGATTAATATTCAATCGATTCTTTTAAATCATTGAAAAGCAAACGAAATCCTTAATCTAAATTATGTATTGGGTGTATTCCCTTCTCCTATGACTTTAAACTGACCGTCCATTGTCTTCCAGTTCGTGCCATCAAACTTTACCGCCTGCTGAACATGTGAAACGCCCTGTTCGTCCGTAAAGGTGTTTACCGTTGTGATGTCGCCTAATGTGGCCTCAGACGCCAGTAAGTCAGCAACACGCCAGTGTCCAATGTTGACGAATCCATTGGTCTGATAAGGGATTTTTGCATCCGTCCCATTCACCCGAATAGAAATCTTATTTGTATTATTTTCAACGCTTGATGTTGTTCGAATATCTAAAATGTTATTGTCACCATCCGCAATTAATCCAGCCGTTGTTGTTCCCCATGAATTCACATTTAACGGCGTTAACAGGCCATCAATAGCATTCAGATCGTCACTGGATATGGTCGACATATCCCAGTTCACATAGGAATGTTCTCCGGCATCCAAACGCGTTGTTCCAGTGGTATGCACCGTTACACCCATTCGACTGAATCCGGCCAACTGAACATAAACAGCGGTATCCGTTGCAAAAGGTTTCTCGTAACGCACAGCGAGTATCCCTGATCCGACAGATTGTCCATGCCAGCTAACTGTGTCGGTTGTGGCGCTGCGGTTTTGTATGGTAATGACACAATCGCCATCAAGCCCACCGCGCGCCGCATTCGGTGTGGAGAACCCATTACGTGTCACGATATGGATACGGAATGTCTCAGCGGTTGCTGAACCTACAAAATAACCGATTCGAACCCATACAGCCGAACCGTTCCCGGAATTTGAGAAAATTTTCGCGCTGTAATGAAGTGAAGCCTGAAACGCGGCATTGGCATAAACACCATGTGAATAAATCAACACCTGTCCGGCTTCAAACTGAGACAGCGCGTTAGATTCAGGTTCGCCGGTGATGTTGTTCACACTCTTATCGGTGAGAATGTCGATCCCTGCCCCGTTCGCATTACTGCAAGAATATTGCACCAGTCTAGTTTGTCCCATGTAAAGCGGATTAACATTCGATTCCATCGCAAGCGAATGAAGCGCCCATTCGCCGTTTGTCAGATTGCCGGGATAATCACAATACTCTATCCAGACGTTCCACATCATCGCCTGAGTGCAATTCGGAATGAAGAACACACCACCCTGATCGCTGTCTGCGGAGAAATGTTGAAGAGTACAGTTTGAGATTTCGATAGCGGTTGAATGGTCCCAGGAAAGTTCACCTGAAGCCAGACAGCGAATCAGATTATCATGACCGCGCTGGGCGTAAACCTGACTGAATTTTGAATCCAGACTGTCGATCAGCTGGAACATCCGCCCATACACATCCTGAATATACAGGTTAAAAACGCGAACATGCTGACCCTGTGTGACGCTGTTGCGGAAGAAATGACGAACCACCGTGTCGTTTGACAGACCATCGCCCTGAATCTGAAAGTTTCCGATTTCGGTCCAGCGCGCAACGACGTCAAAGCAAATGGAATCCGCATCACCGATCAACCAGAGTCGCGTAGCATTGTTATAACCCAGTTGGTCATGACCCAGCCCGACACAGCGAAACATCGTGATTTGGGTTGTACTGGCCGGAATCGACGATAACGCAAATTCACCCGCCGGAAACTGAATCCCGATCCGCTGGTAAATGTTTCCGCTATTCGTGTACCAGTTAAACATCGCTTCGACTGCGTCGGCGCAATCAGTCTGCCCGTCTGCTATCGCCCCGAACATGGTGACATCTGCCTGAGCAGGGTCGATATAACGTTGCCAGTGAAAATCATCATTGACCGCCTGAATCAATCCGCCGTCTGATGTTGCAGACCCGGCAACAGCGATAAACATTCCGCCGCCAAATCCCGTTCCTGAATGATACTCACGAAGGAACGCAAGATGACCTTCTTCGGCGGGAATGAGTGTGGCGAGATCATCGAACGTATTGGCGTTCAATGGTTGGTGAAGCGTCGAGATATTCAGTTGCGATAACGTGACAAAATCATTGTCATTTACCGCATCTGCGCCCGCAACGTTACCTTTAAACGTCACATCGGCATTATCAATATTTATCGTGTCGAGAATGGCGGCAAAGTCGTTTACGTTGCCGAGTTTATCCGCTTCCGTCTTAGCCCGATCCGCCTGAGCGGTTGCCTGTTCAAGTTCATCACCTATTCCGGCTGCGCTGGCTGCTGCCTCCGTCGCGCTATTTGCTGCATTGGTTTCACTGTCTGAAGACGCTGATGCAAAATCAGCGGCACTGGTTGCGCTTGTTGCGGCATCGGTCGCGGCATTTTTGGCATCGGTTGCATTCTGGGTAATGGTGTCCTGAATCGTTCTCAGTTCATCAAATGCCCCTTCTATTTCCTGAACATCCGCATCCATTCGGTCAGCGACTGCGGTGATTGCATCAAGATTTGTCGCATCAATCGCATTAACGACCTGTAACCAGCTCGGACCCGAAAACGTTGAACCATCTGGAAGCGTGACAGTTATCGGGTCTGCTGAAGAATAAACCTGTTGCCAGTTTTCTTTATCAAGATTAAGACCGCGAATCGCGAGTGTTGCTTGATTGATCAAGGCTATCGGAATTGAAACCATCGTGCCATCTGGCACATTACTGTAAGAAAGATTTGACGTTGTTGGCCCATCAAAGGAATCGACAAGCGTCAGAGAAATGTCAGACTGAACAGAAATAACGGGATAACTGTAGGTTGTTCCACCTATAACAAAAAGGATGTAATCGCCGGATTTAAAATCGGTTAAGAAAGAGGTATTTGTGCCTGAAACATTTGTTGAACTGTTCGTAACATCAATGGTTCCAACTGCCATTTTTTCCCCTTATATTTGATTGGGAAAAGTTAGAATGATTAAAGGTTCACCGATAATTGTTTTTTTAATATTCAATCAGTAATACCAGAATGGATTTAGCACAGTTTGTTCAGGATTTTTCTTATTGTTAGTTACCATGCTTTCCGCCTTAGGGCATTAAGTGATGATAGCAAGCAAGAAGAAAAACAGGATAAGAAATCCCTCAGTCTGTGCCTGATTGATGTTTGCCACGAGAATTGATAACTCTCAAATATTATCCTGTTTCTTGCTGGAACAGCCCGCCCTTAAAGGGGCGGGCTTTTTCTTTTTTAATTTTGAAATAATCAAATTATGCTTCGCTTCTACTTTCAAGCTTTTCAAGACGAGCGCTTAGATCATCGATTTTTTCCATCAGGGCCAGAATCGCCTCATGATGAAGCGCTGCTGAAACACCCGCGACATCAAGACTTAACATATTTTTAATAATTGTTCCGTCCTCAAATGTTGTTTGCCCTGAATTTTCATAAACTGCTTGTGGGAAAACTTTTTGTATTTCCTGCGCTATAAACCCCAAACCTGAAGGACACCCATCAAGGCGATCCCATGTTACACCTTTAATGTTCTGCATTTTTTCAAGAGGGTTTTCGATACGCTGAACGTTTGTTTTAATTCGCTCATCAGAATAGGTTGCCCAGCCATTTTTTGCCTGTGCTGTTCCATTCGCACCAAACCAATAAATAGTTTGTTCTCCATTTGTTGTCAAAATTCGCGTGTAAACATCAGCGGGATCGGTGTAGGTATCGATGTTGGTATACTGGCTGCTGTTCAGATAGCTGGAACTAAAAATATTCCTTGTATTTCCGTTCTCATTAAATGCATTTGAAATATCACTTATAAAAGCGGGCGTGCTTATTGGCTTTTCAGTTGAAGCGATACTTTGCCCAGAAAATAAAAAAGTCTGGCTGCTTAGAAACTGACTTTGAGCCAGGCCATTCCCCACTTTTACCTGATTTCCCGTTCCGTCGTATCCCAGCATTCCAATCGGCGAACTGGGCGCATTCGCAGTCGCATAGCAATAGAAAGTACCATCCTGAATGATGACGTGGCCCTGTGAATGCACTTTTAAGGGAAGCGACTCTACAGGTGAACCGGAACTGTTATCGATAACGGCAATATCTACAACCTTATCTGACCCTACAGTATACGAGGCGCGCATTCGGGCGGACATGTAGAGTTCAGAATTCACGTCATACGAACTGAGGACTTCACCCCCGAAAACCAGTGCGCCAGAATCAGGAAGGGATTCGTCAGAGGTGATGACGCTGAATGAGGTTTCAGCGGCTTTAAACGCACCGGATACACGGATTAACCAAATGCCTGTTGCTGAGTTAGGTATGAGCCAGCCACCCTGTGCGCCGTAAGTGCTATCAGAACGGCTGGCAGCAAATTCATAGTTATAGGCCCGGAATCCAGTTCCAGCACTCAAATCTCCCGTTTCTGTTGCCTCAAACGTTTGATAGATTAGCCCACCGAAATCCGCACCATTTGAAGCAGGCGCATTGTATAAATGCCCGATAATATCTGGCGCGCTCTGAGTATAAATCATGCCAACATCACGCGCGGGTTTCCCTGTTCCGCCGTCATCTGAGCCTGAGAGAAATAATCCCTGGAGGCTGTTTAACTGATTCCCGTTTAAATCCGGCAAACGAAACTGTGTGTCAGTGGGTCCAGTAGAATATTTTGCGCGATGACGGTAATCATTATTTACCCATGTTGTTTCATCAACGCTGATAAACAAGCCTGCTTCAACCGCTGCCCATAAATCAGGATAGTCCGCGCGATTTAGCACCTGGCCACCAGCCGGAAGATAGCCCGCCGGAACCGCTGCGGCTGTCCCGTTGAACCATTCAATCGCACCCACAAAATCATTCATCACACCCGTCAGCGTGGCACCGCCTGAACTGCCTCCCGCCGTTGCGGAATTAAGCTGGCGAAGCGTCACCGCCTCGTTATCCCGCGCGGCCTCGCGTCCGAGAATTATCCCCGCCTGAAAAGTCGGTTCACCAGCGCTCACAGAGACAATTCCGGTATCTTCTAAACGGATAAGCTTGCCGGAATCATCAGGCATGGTCCAGGTTTTCGTTTCGGTATCCGTGCCGGAATAATCGTTGACGGTAATTTCAGCCGTTGCCCCGTCATTCCCCGAATACGAAGCATGAAAAATCGCATCAGCGATATTTTCCTGGTCGATCTGATACGTTGAGGTGAAATCCCCGCCTTTAACTTGTTGAGTCGGGGCTTGTGCTGCGGGTTCTGAATAAATGGAATTAAACGACGTGTGGCCTTCGCCTTCAACCAGATCATTCGATTCAAAACCGATTGAGATATTCCCTTTAAAGAAAATGTCGTTTGTGTCGGTGTCGATGTGGTCAATCGCATCGAATAAAGCGTTGTTGTCTTCAAGACTTTTCGCCGCTTCTTCAGCACGGTCGGCGCTGTCGCTGGCTGCCTGTGCATTGGCGGCGGATTGGGTGACGTCATCGCCAATGGAATTTACGGAATCAGCGGCTTGTTGCGCGCTGGTGGCGGCTGAATCAGCGCTATCTGATGCATCTGTTACGCTTTGTGCGGCGGCATCTTCTGAGGCTTTGGCGTTCGTCTCGCTGGTGGCCGCCTTGTCAGCATTAGTTTGAATTTGATCAGCAATAGCAGAAACTGTATCGAGATCAGTTAAATTGATTCCCTGAGCGACTTTCAGCCAGCTAGGACCAGTATATTGTGAGCCATCTGGATTTGTAATGGTCACATCGCCATCAACGGTCAGAAGTTTATTCCAGTTGTCCCGATCTGCCTGATCTTGTCGTAACGCATTGGTTGTCTGGTTAATGAGTTGAGTCGGAACGGAAATGAGTTGCGACAGAGGAAAGACTGTAAAGGCAAGACCACTCACAGTCGGACCATCATAATCCTGAGCAAGCGTGAGCTGTGTTTCACTCGCGATGGCATTAACAGCATACGTATAGCTTAATCCGCCTGTTGTAAAACCAATGTAATCCCCAGCGTTTAACTCCTCGGAAAATTGCGTACCCTCACCTGTCACATCGGGACTGGAGTTTGTAACGGTAATTGTTCCCGTTGCCATAATTCGACCTCATTTTTAAGGCAAAAAACCACCGATGCGGTTTTTAGTTTTCCTCATGTCCAAAAATATCTGATGATTTTCTCTCTAAATTTCCAACATCAATGAAAATAGATAAATTAAAAGCCTAAATATGAAATAGTTAATTATTAACTTGTTAATTCTTTGTCAGCTAATTGTCTTAATCCATTCCACTCTAAAATTTATGACAAATTGATGAATTACGATTTTTTATTTGAAAATGAAATCAACAAAGATAAACAATTCATTTAAATTTGAGTTAAGTAAGAAAACAGCACGAATTGCTAAAACAAAAGCGTCATTAAAATTAATATCAATCCTGAAGTACAAAGGACTTATAATTAACGTTGATAGACTTGCCAGCCTCTAAAATGCACCTTTAGAAGCTGGCTATTTTTTTCAATTTAAATTTATTTTCTCCTGATTATTAAATCTTAAATATTTAACCACCTAAAAAAGAACTGTTCGCAAATTGCAATGACATTCTACTTATCAGGGAGATTCACATTGCCAAAACTTAAATGATTTTCCTGAGGATAAAGATAAAAACGATTTACTTCTGAACGCGATGTTACGGATTGCGCCCCTCCTTTCTGAGTCCAACGAATACCAATATATTGAGTTTCATTTTCACTCTTAGCTTTCAATGGATATTCAATAGAAAACTGACCTGAATAGGTCACATCATCACCAACAGTAACTTTACCATAATAAACTTTGTCTAAAACGTCGCCATCCTCATCAACAATTTCGATTACATCATCAACTTTTGTAGATACAATAAAGTCATAATCAAATATGATGAATCGAGCATATCCACAACCTGGAAATTCACAAATCTTATATACCTCCCCTACCTCAACCTCATTTGAAGGATAGACAGGAATATAAAACTCAGACTTATCAGAGAAAAAAACAGATTTATCAACCATATTTTCAACCTCATACAAATATTAAAACTTGATGATTAATAAAACACCAATTCACACTATACTCAACTTCGCCTGAAGAACCTTTTCAATCAGAGATGGAATGAATTAGCTGTGGGTGATGCGAATAACTGGGCTATCCAGTTAGCATATTCGCTTTGACCTTGATTTAATGCGCCTGCAAATAATCCTATAGTCGCAGAACCTGTACCTACATCAACACTAAATTCAAAAAGATCAACATGCGTATTTCCTATGGTATATCCATTATTACCTAAAGCAATTGATGATCCATTAAATTCAACCCTTGAAGAACCTTGAAAATTATTTCTGATCCTTGTGATTGTTCCACTGATTGTCATTGGTACATCGCCATTCCCTGCCGTACCATCCCAGAAAATTGTATTACTTGCATTCGTTGTACTTTGGGCGAACTGAAAGGTTTTGCTTTGCATTAAGGGACCATTAATACGTGAAGCACTTAATGTTCCTAAAATCACACAGTCTTGATTGATCGTAACGTTATCGAGTGAACCAGATGAAGCAAAAACAGTCCCCCTAACAGTTACGTTTGAAAATTCAGCGCCGCCATTTTTGTTAATACTCCAGCCAGTAGAACCAGAAACATAATTATTCGACTGAATGAAGTCGCCGATTTTGGCATTCGTGATTGAGGCATCCTGAATGAATGCTTGATTAATGAATGTTTGACCGTTCACAATTGAAAAGGCGAGTTGATAAGCCCCAGGATCAGAACCGCTGTATATCCCGAACTGATCGGCATTAAAGACAGTTGTTGAGGTATACCCGCCTGATCCGTTCGGTGCAACACTCAGTCCCATACCTGCACCATAAAACACATTCTGACGCGTCACACCCACGCGAAGCGCGAACGTTGCGGTGCCGGTGCCGTCATCATTAATGTTTGCCGTCAGTTTCTGATCCACCAGCGCCGCTGTGTCATCCTGAACGGCCTGAAGCTGGGTCTCAAAATTGGCAATTGAGGTATTCTGATCGGCAACGGTTTGTTCTACGGTCGTTAATGAGGCGTTCAAGTCATCAAACTGAGCGGTTAACTGTGTGTCCAGTTCCGCTAAAGCCTGCGTATTATCGGCAACGGTCGTACTGACTGTGAGGATTGACGCTTTCACCTCGCCATATTGAGCATACTGGCGCTGAACGGTTGCGTTATTCGCGAGAGAGTTTTGTAAAACGGCCTGAGAAAGATCGCTGATATTCCCATCAATCTCCTGAAACGCGGGAGAATCACGAATCGCATCGTCAATCTGTCCAACAATATCGGGAATATTTTCTGATGATTCCCCCATCACCCAATCAGTGAAACCGGACTCGTTTCCTGTTTTGTCCACCAATTGCGCGCGATACCAAAAACGCTGAGCGGCACGTAATCCCAACTGGTTATAGACGTGTGAAGGATACGCCACATCGGCGAGAAGTTGCGCGTCTGTGCCATCCTGATTCGTCGCGATTTGGATAGTGGTTTTCAGCGTATCTTCACTATCAGCCGGGAAACCCCATGTCAGCGTAATCCCCCAGACAACGTCGGTTGTTGCGCTGAATCCCACGGGTAACGGCGGATTACCGACCTTACCGTTTAAATCGGTCAGCGGTGAGGTGTTCCAGCCTGAGGATATTTCAGCGGCATTAATCGCTCTGACTCGCGCCTGATAAGTGCCGGTATAAATCGCCGGAACCTCAAACGAGATGGTCGAGGTGCGAGGAACGTTTATCCAGTTACTTGAATTTCGACGCCACTGCGCCTCATAGGCAATGGCGCTATCAGTCGGATCCCACTGAACACGCATCGTCTGAAGGCTGATCCCCTGATTCACCACCGAATATTCATTGATAACGATATTCTGAGGCGCGCTTTGTGTTCCTGCTGGAATAACTGAAATCGGACGGGATTCCAGAAGCGCGCCATTATCAATAGCATCATATTTAGACGGATCGTAAGTGCTGCCCGTAATGCTGAAATTACCGTCATCATCAATTGAAATCATCGACACGCGGTAGAGCTGCGCGAGCACTTCGGCGGATTCCACCACCCACACCGATTCCGCCTCGGGCGTTTCAGAATAGTCAGCTGATACCGTAATGACATTATCAGCTATGGCCTCAATGGTGCGCGCCTCAGACGTGCCAGAGGGTAAGTTTAACTGAAGGCGATCCCCTTCTACCGCATCAGGTTTGCGGTCAAGGGTAATCACCCGACCGTTCACCGAATGGATACGTCCTCCGGCGACACGGCCAGAAAGGTATTCATCGGCCACCGCGATGATATAACCAGGAAGAGGAATATCGCCATCCAGACCGACCTGAAACGTCACCACCCTGTCCTGAACGTTGGTCAGAATCCCCCAACGTCCTCGCCTGTCTGCCTCACTTTGCCGGGTACAGGCAATCGCGGTCAGTTCAAGTTGGTTAAAGGTTTTATACCGGGTAACAAGATCCTGTTCAAAGACGGGCTGAACCGCGTTCGCATAACCATTATCAGGATCGGAATAGGAAACCAGCGCCGAGGTGTAACGGGTTTTGGTGTTTGAACTGGAATAGGCAAATTGCCCATCGATAACATTGGCGTTGGTGTAGTTGTAATCGACATCGCGCGGCATATCTGCCAGCGCCACAATCTGATCGCCTGCCCAGTACGTCATTCCCCTGAAGATTGCCGCGAAATCCCGAAAGACCGTATAGGCATCAGATCGGTTCTGAACATACACATCACATTTAAACCGTGGCTCTGTTCCTGTTCCACCGAATCCGTCGGGAACCAGCTCGTCGCAATATTGCGCGACGGTATAGAGCGTCCATTTATCGATGTTATCAGCGGTTAGCCTGTCACCCAGACCAAACCGATCAGTCACAACCAAATCATAAAACACCCAGGCCGGATTATCGGTCCAGGCAAATTTAAAAGTGCCGTCCCAGGTGCCGGAATATTCTCGCGTGTCGGGATCATAATTATCCGGGACGCGAATCACCCGCCCTTTCGGTTCACAGGTAATCTGAGGCACATTCCCGGAAAACTGACGGGAATCGAACTCCATATATAACAACGCGGTGTTCGGGTAGCGAAGTTTTGCGTCGATTACCTCCGTGTAACTTTCCAGCGTCATTGTGTCGCCGAAGCGCGCGGAATTCTGAACCGGTGTAGTGCGTGTCAGCCTGACCGTCCACGTCGTTCCGCCCTGAGGTAAATCAACGCGGTGACTTCGTTCATAACCTGTGGTGGTTTTCCCCGTCACAGCGGTATCAATTACCGTCTGAAATGCCCCGCCATCGGTTGAGACCGCGATGTTGTAGGCAATGGAATAACCATTCAGATCGCCGTCATCTTCCTGTTCGAATAATGATGGCCACTGGATACGAAGACGCACCGCTGACAACGTTGAATCCGTAAATGCGCGCGTGAACCCTGTCGTTTCAGTGATGGTGGTCCCAACCGCAATTTCATTTTCTGTTCCCGGCAATCCCTGAATATAAGTCTGGTCCTGTGTGCCTGAACGGAACTCCCAGGCGACGCCGCTGAAGTTGCTTGAACCGTCAGCATTTAATAACGGCGTACCATCGAGAAAAATATTCTGACCAGTCAACTCGCCGGCAAACTCCCCTTCACCTAAAGCAATCAGAATTTTTTCTTTGGCGACTGACTGGAGATCATCAGGTTGTTCGACGGGGGTTCTGGGCGACGCTGAGCCGCCTTTCTGGCCGGTAATTGGTTTTTTTGCCATATCGCGCCCATAAAAAAAGACCGCCTGAGCGGTCTGAATGGATGACGAAACTTATTGCTGGTCTTCGACATAAATCCCAGCGGAGATGATCGCCCCACCGATTCGCCGCTTTCCATACAACAACGGAACGGGATAACCCTGTGACGCGGTGTTAGTGGGCTGGCCGAAGGCATACGACGGCTGATTATCGGCGTCGTCTTTATACGACAACCCTTGCGCCTGCGGTGACAGCATCTGAACCATGCCACCCAGACTCACGGCCACACCTGCCTGAAAGACAAAATTACTTCCGGCGATAGCCGATCCCCAGGGCGCAAAAACTGAAATAGCAATCAGTGCTACCCCGACAATCGTTTGAAGTAACCCAGCGCGCTTACTGCCGATGATGACGGGAACAATGCGAATCACTTCGCCGGAAACCGGTTTTTTCAGATCGTCGAATCCAATGTTTTGCTTGCCTGTAAAAACCGAAAACGTGAGGCCGCGTTTCCGACTTGAAATCATGTACTTTTCAAATCCGTTAAGCGTCGCGGATAAGGCGCGCGCGACATCCTGAATTTTGCGAATTGATCGGTAATGGACCTTCCCGAAGGTTTTCCCCAGCACACCGCCCAGCTCAATTCGCGTCATGCGTTCATTCATCTGGCGTCCTTATTGCTGGTCTTCGATATAAATCCCGGCTGAAATCACCGCGCCGCCTATCCTCCGCTTTCCATAAAGCAGCGGAACCGGATAACCTTGCGCGGCGGTATTCACTGCCGGACCGAAAGCATAAGACGGGGCATTATCCGCATCGTCTTTATGCGCCAGCCCTGGCGGCTGTGGTGATAACATCTGGATGACGCCCCCGATCAGCATCGCCCCGCCGAATTTGGCAATGCCGACGCCGACCGCTGATGCGGTCCCACCTGTGAAATAACTGATGGCCACACCGACCACGACAAGCACCGCACCGATGATGGTTTGAAAAAGCCCGCTGCGCTTACTGCCAATCGTGACGGGCATAATCTTGATCGTTTCCCCCGTAACGGGGTAACTCAGTTCTTCAAATCCGAGATTGGTTTTCCCTCGGAAGACCGAAAATGTGAGGCCGCGCCGCTTGCTGGTGATCATGAAGGATTCAAACCCTTTAATCGTGGCCGCCAGCGCGCGACAGGCTTCCTGAGTCCGGGTGATCGAACGATAATGAACTTTGCCGAACGTGCGGCCCAGAACGCCACCCAGCTCGATTCGTGTCATCACTTCAGCCATATTCCACCCATAAAAAAACCCGCTCATAGGCGG